AAGATACCAACCAGTGGCTTAGACCGTACAGGTTTAACTATATCAGGATTACGATACAGACCTTCTGCACCATACCAGCGGCCTACAGGCTTAGCCTCAATGACACCATGCTCCATCAGAAGATAAGGCATCGACATCATCTTGACTCTGTAAGAGCTAGGAGGGCAATCCCTAGACTGCTGGCTATAGACAATCGACTTATTCATTCTCTTCAGTAACCCTGAGATAGCATCTGGGTAAACACAGTGTACATTACTAGCAATCTGCTTGATTAAAGGGATGAAGCGAGAGAACTGAATCATGTCTCCCCACCCAGCCTCTGACCAGATGATTACATTCCTGTTGCGAATGCTCTGCCCAGGCATCCAGATAGGTGCTCTATCGAAGTTAGTCCTATGTCCTGGGAACTTAGCAGCAGGATTCCAGAAGGCATCAGGCAGTGCTCGAAGCTCGTGCAGCTTAAAGCCATTTGCCCAGTCGCCTTGTCTGATTAGGTTCTGTCCTCGCTTGTAGTCCCTATCAGCATTAGACCAATCAATCTTTGTAGTACTTGTCACCAACGGCATCGTAGTTCTCTATCATAAATTCAAGGTAGTGTTTAGCTTTCTCTAGGTCTTCTTTACCGTTCTTCTTGCGGTGTCGTTGTACATACTTAATTACATTACAGGACCAAGGGTCTAATCCCCACGCTAGCATGGCTTCCCAAGGCTCAATAGTGCCTTTATAGTGCGTTCCTCCCACTTGCTTAGACTTTATGTAGTCTTTAAGTGTGGTAGGTCTGTTGTCTTTCCAGACTACTCTGTTCCAATCTTCTGGTGTTGCGTTATCAATGCTCATACTTTTTCCTCAGATAGTTTAAGGATACAGGCATCTCATCAAAGCTGCCGTTGTTTACCTCATGCAACATCCAGATACCACGCCAGTACTTATTACCCTGGCTACCCAGGTAGTCTTCATCATGCAGATAACAGCAGCCACTGAACAGTCCAGTAATCTGTGAGCCATCTGCTCGGTTAGCGTAGGCAATCTGTCGATTCTGTACATGGCCCATCACAGCACTCATATGTTTCTTTGACAGCAGTGCAGCAGCAGATGTTACAGGACGCCCCATAACGCCAGAAGTAAAATAATGAGCGTACACAACCCCATCAATAACAATAGGTTCAAGGTACGGTATAACTTCCCAACCATAATGTTCGTACTTAAGATCACTGAGACTAATAGTTCCGTCAAGTTTAGGGTCTCCTTCGACAGCCCTGGAAATTCTTTCTTCATGGTTTCCAAGAGTGAGAACCATTCGGGGTCGGTATTGCTTATCCTTATTTCTTCGTGCTCTTTCATTGTATTCCTTAATCGGTGCAAGCAATAACTCCATTGCTTTCCTGGTTACTTCTATGTCAGTCTTATATCGTCTACCTTCAAAGCTCTTCTTACCTATGTCATAACTAGACAAGCTGGGCATATCAGAGAAGTCACCAATCTGCACAATTACATCTGGCTTCTTCTCTGCTAGATACTTTCCAACCCAGGTAAGATAACTAAGGTCAACACCGTCCTTGACTTGACAGTCTGGGATTATGGCATGAACAGTCATTATTCTTCCTCTTCTTCAATGACCTCGTCATTTACAATATACTGGTTTGGTCCAAGTGTGTCAAACAGATTCGAATCTTTTTCCATACCGTAAGGATCTTTAATGATAACTCGGTCACGCACACCCTCGTATCCTGTGCTCTCTAGGAACTTACAAAACTGCCACAGAATAGGAACCCAGGTGATACCATCTTCAAAGTAGTGCCGTGTCTTAATAGTGCTAGCTTCAGGACACACACCAAAGCCCTGGCCTTTCTCTGAATCATAAATGAAACGATACACATTACTCATGTTTACTCCTTAATAGGTTAAAGAAATACTCTGCATCTACAACTACAAGAGGGCTGGACCGATTCTGTTTAATAACAACGACAGGTTCGTGTCCTCCTGCGTTTCCCTTTGCTTGTTCGTAATAACCGTATACTGAGATAGTTGCTCTGGACTTGCATTCCACACTGATTGGTAAGACCCGTCTGGCTGCTGGACTAAATAGCAAGTCCTCCCCTGACACGCCCATACTAACTGAGCGTACATCATCGTGCTCCAGATTGAACTTTGACAGGATTAGGTCTCTTACCCACTTTTGCAGGTGTCTTCCTTTTGACTTGGCGCTGCTCGGCTTCAAAGACCACTTCCTTTCTTATCTTAATCCACTGCTTAGGGATATGCATACGGGCATTGCTACTGTCCATACTGACTGTACTAGCAACACATAAGGCATCATCTGTCTCATCAACAATCCATCCAATAGTGTGACATAAGTGAACTTCAGCTTTGACATTCTCTTGCCACTCTACATCAGCTACTGCGTCAACCCACTGGATGTATTGAATAGGGCTGGAGACCAAATCTGATTTTCTTTTCTTCGTATCCATAACAATTGTCCATTCTCTAAGACTCTAGTTTCATCGTTATCATATGCCTTCAATACTGCCTTATACATATCTTCTTCAGTAACACAGTCCTCAAGAATCTTCTCAGCTTTCTTAGGGCCTACGCCTTTCAGGCCAATAATATTATCAACCCTATCGCCAGTAAGTATCTGCGTATAGAAATGTTTGATAGCATCCTGGTCCTCAATCAAGTACTTCTTATCTTTAACAAAGTTGTAGTGCCACCCACGAATCATGTCCAGGTCTTTATCGATAGACATGATGACATAATCTTCTACATCTTCAAACTCATAAGCCTTAATACCGATAGCGTCATCAGCTTCCTGGCCTTGTACTACTTCACAGCCCCAGGCCTTCTCTAAGTATTCTCTGATAAGGTCATAGTGTTGTGGCTTAGACTGTGATCGATTGCCTTTGTATGGTGCTGTTACTGCAATCTCTTTGCGATAGTTGTCGGACCCAGTGAGATAGCCTAGGTAGTCTCCTACCCAAGGCTTCATCACCAGCTCCTCCATAAACTCAGCGCAACGAGCCAAACATATTCTGTCGCTTACATCCTCAGAAGCAAACCCAATTCTGTAGCAAACAATGTCGGCATCGATAAGAGCAATCATTACTTCTTCAGAAACGCTGCCATTGTTTCAAGTGCCTGAGCAGCTTGCTTCTTGCTGCTAAACTGATTATCATTGATTGTTACAGTACCGTCTGCTGCAATTGAGAAACGGAATGTTTCGTCCCAACCAAGGACACTCAGACCTGGAGTACTAACTTCAAACGAAGACTCCACAGGTGAAACCTTAAACGCTAACTTCGGGTTCGATACTGCCTTTTTTGCTTCAGCCATACTATCTCCTTTACAGTACATCGTCAGTAGCAGCGACTGGCTCACCCTCATACACCACGAGATCAGTCACTACCAGCTTATTAATACCTACGCCAATACCTTTCTTACCCTTGTACGAATACTCATAGGGCTTGAGAAGCGCAATACCCTTGCTGCCATTACCTACCTTGGCAGTGATAGGGTTCCCATTACTATCCTCTGTCTTGATGGGATAGTTAACAGACTTAGCCGTGATGAAGATACCTTTCTCAGGCTGGTCAGGCTTCGTCCGTACTTCTACACCCATAGACTTCAGGGCATCTACAGCGCCTTTGGTAAGGTTACAGAGGTCTACCTGATACTTACCTGATAGCTGGTTAGGCGTATCCAGGAAAGCCCACATAATCTCTGCCTGTACTTTAAGCGGTTTCAAATCCATTTACTTCTCCTTTTCAAATGACTACCATAATATTATAACACACTAGTGAAGTTTGTCAACATCCTTTGGTGATGATTTCATATCGTGAAATAGGGCCATCATAAACGCTGTGCTGAAGATAGACTTAAGTTCTTCCATGTCCATAACAGATGTCTTCATGCTAACTGTTCTGTCCTTCTTTATGCACAGAAATACAACATCCTCCATGTCTGTCCAGAATTCATCGTCCTTGTCTAGTGGGTGCTTGCCCATGTTTTTCCTTTCTTGTATTCACCATCTAATGGGCAGCGAAGACCCAGCTCAATACCTGCTTCTTTGATACTGCTTACTGCTAAATCACCTACTAAATCTGCATCTACTTCGTTACATTCTATTTGCCACTCATCATGGACATTAGCTACAAACTGTGCGCTAGGTGCAAACTTACGCAGCTTGCTGTCCAAGATGACTAGCGCCTGCTTCATCACTATCGCACCAGCACTTTGGAGTAG